CAACATCAGAAGATGATGCTCGCTCAATTGCTGAGGAGATTGGTATTAGTAGTGACCCAGACTGGGATATCGATGGTGATAACACAGAGGTAGACACATGGTCTATCGACGACACTCGTGTCGACTACGTAAGGGAGGCATAACATGACAACACTAACCCTAGTTCCACGTCGTGGTGACCGCGTCAAGAATGGCGCAGTCATCGTAGACATCAAGCCAGCATGGGATTCATCTGGCTACATCGTCCTCTGTCTATGGACAGAAGACACGCAATCAACACCACATCAACGAACCGTTGACCCTTACGTCACATGGTTCGCACGAGCTGAAGAAGGCGGAGTCATCTGCCATCAAGGTCATTACTATGACCAACTCTCCGATGCAGTTGGCAGTAACCGCTACATCCGCACAGGATGCAGCACAACAGGCTGGTCTTGACTGGCACGTATCACTGGCTGACCTTGAGGCTATCGCTGTGAATGACACAGGCGTTAGCCGATTGGCTGTGCCATCTACATTCGCCACTATCCGCACCGACAAGGACGGCGGACAGTCTGTGCTTGGCACAGTAGGTAGTAGATACAAGGTGTTCCAGAATGGTGAGATGTTCTCAGCGCTGGATGCACTAGTCGATTCAGGTGAGGCACGATATGCAAACGCAGGTGAGCTGCGAGATGGTGCTCAAGTCTGGATGCTTCTTGAGTTACCGCATGAAGTCAAGATTGCCAATGACCCACACGCTGCATACCTACTAGCACGAACCTCACATGATGGTTCATGCTCATTAGGTGTAACACCGCTAGTCAATCGGTTGTTCTGCTCGAATCAAATCAGTGGAATCTTCCGCAAGAACTGCAAGTATTCCTTGCATCACACAACCAATGCTCAACTCAAGGTAGATGAAATGCGTAAGATGTTAGATGTAATCTATACAGGTATCGAAACCTATGAACTTATCGCAGATAAGTTACTCAACGTATCGGTATCAGACAACCAGGTTGAGCGTGTGTTCAACAAGATGTGGACACTACCATCCATCATTGAGAAGACACCGTATAACAAACTCAGCACTGGTGAACGACGCACATTCAATCGTGTAACCGATGCTCGCTCTACTGCAATGAACATCTACCAATCAAGCAGCACTCAAGATAACATCCGAGGCACTGCGTTCGGTGCGTTCCAAGCAATCGTCGAGTATCTCGACTGGAACTCACACAAGTCAGAGGCTACTCGTGCAGAACGTGTAATCGCTGGTAAGTATGACACCCTCAAGAGCAAAGCTCTTGACCTAGTAACACAGGAGGTAGCATGACAAACCCACTACAGAAATACGTAGACCAGTTCGACCAACCGTATGAGCAACCGCCACTCACTCCAAGGGTGGCGCAATACATACTCAAAGCGCTGGACTACCTACACATCTACTCACAAAAGAACGATGAGCCTGCTCTTATAGAGCAGCCATTGCATAACGATACGGAAGCACAGATGGTAGACATCATTGCTTACGCACCAGAGGAGAATGATGGGCAAACTAAAGAATAAAAATACGCTCGAAGTAAAAGCCTCCCGACTGAAGATTGTTCCAGTCGGGGGCTGGACTTGGTATTGTGGATACCACGATTCCTATGGACTAGGCGACGACGAGGACGAAGTCCTCTTCATGTCTGGTGCTCACATGCATTACCATCAGATAGATGGTGATGTCTGCGAAATGTATTACAAGGAACACAAGGAAAGGAAAGAAGCATGATACATCTAACTAGCGTCATTCTTATCTGCTCTTACTGCAATGCAGAAATAGAACGACACACAGAAGACGAAGCACGTGAAGCGCTGATGATTCATCAGAAGTATGTGCAGTGCATGAAAGAATACTGATGGCTCGTCCACGTCCGACTGAAATCAAGTTGGTTGCAAACCTACTTGACCCTGACAATACTAACTCCGAAAGTGCTGCGGAACTAGCGGTAGAAATCATCGAGGCTCTTGATGAATCAAGATACAAACGTGAGTCCTACATACTCGTAGCACAGCTAGCGCGTTGGGCTCCAGTCCAGGCGTGGGGTGAGTTCAGCACAAAACTACAGGCTGAGAAGTTCGCAAAGAACTTATCGGCTGTAGACAAAGATGAACCAGGCAAGGCTGTCATTGTTCATCTCGAACAACCAGATAAATTACTCGAACGGATTGGAGCAAAGTAATGTGGACAATTATTTACATCGCCATCACTGCGTATGTCGCTTATCGAATTGGCAAACGCAAAGGCGAGCAAGAGATGTATCAGTTATGCAAGAACGCTGACCAAGTTCAGCGTGAGTTCTTCTCACGCATCAGCTTGAACTAGCATCAGAAGGGGCGGGGGCTTGTGCCTCCGCCTCTTTTTCTTTACGCGCCTGTGCCTCCATAGACTTTAACATCGTAGCCCAATACAACTTATAGAACTCTTCATCGTATGCAAATCTCTTCATATGTTTAACTGTTGCACCAGTATGTGCATGAAGTGGAATTCCAGCCTCTCGCATCTTCATAAAGAACTGGATGTCCTCACCAATAAATGTATCTTTTGAAGCATTAGCTTCATCCATCGATTCAATGAAGAATGAAATGTCACCATGGAATTCACGCATCTTGTCAGCCACTGACCGATGCATAAGTAAGAATCCAAACCCAGCGTAATCAACCTTTAACAACTGGTTGAATGGCAAAGGGTGAACATAAGACATCAGATACTTGTCATCATCATGCGCCATAAATAATGCAGGGTATGGCTGCATGATTGAAGACTCCATTTGCTTAGAGATAAAGTAAGTTCCGCTAACAATAGGGCGTTCAACTGGATGAGCCGACTGCCATACTAATTGCAAAGCTTCGTTCGTAAGAACGATATCGCTATCTACCCACAACAACCAATCAAAGTTAGTCTTCTGATGCCAGGTATCAAATGCAGTCTGTCGCTGCCTGCCTATCTGATTACCTTGCACACGTTGTGCGCTAGTAATAGGAAGACACGCAGTTAACAGCGTGTAAACCACGCCCTCCATGAACTTGCCATCAACTGTTCCATTGTCACACCAACAAACCATTACCTGATTGTTGGGTTCGCTGTTAACAGCTCGCTCCTTTACCTGCTTAGCAGGGTTGCCTGACTTACCCACTATGACTTCCTCCCCATCCTCCACCTTTGAAATGAATTGCTGGAGGTGTATACACTTTAGTTAATGTTGTGTTGCAGGTTTTGCATTTAGGAAATGGGTCATCCGTAATTATCAGCTCGACTACTGTGTCACAAAAGTTACACTTAAAATCAAACGTTGGCATTACTTCTTCTTCTTCTTTGCTACTGCTGCATTATCAATAAGGTTTGGATATGGACGACCAGCAGCTTTGGCACGAGCACGTGCCTGAGCTTTCTGTTCTGGTGTTAATGGGGTTGACTTCTTCTTAGGGTTCTCTGTTTTCCAGAATGGTTTCTTCTTCATTAGTATGGCGTTGCCCCTCCGAGATACTCAGTTATATCTCTTAGTCCCTTGTTAATAATCTGCTCCACTCTTTGCGGAGAGATGTCCCACTCTTTTGCAATCTCAGCAAGAGGTGCATCGGTTGCGTATTTAGTTTTTAATATTGAATGTGTGCGTAGGTCAAGCTTCTTCATAGCCCTATCTACATCAGCAAGCATAGCCAATAGGTTGTTACCTTCACTAGCCTGACGCTTAGCTTTAACGCCATGAATATCTGGGTCCATTACTTGGTTGGATAAGTGAGCATCATCAGAGCCAAGCACCTTAATAAGAGTTTCAATCATAGCCAAGCGATAGAAGTATTCATCACCCAACTCATAGCCAAGAGCACGAGCTTTCTCTTTGCGAGCGTATCGCTCACCTGCTCTACGAATGAATGTGCTAAACGCTTTGTATCCCTGCTTACGTTCTATCTCATCTTCTCTAATAAGGTATTCAGATACCTTATCCTTACGCTTCCAGGCATACTCATTCATTGCTTGCTTAACATCTTCAAGCTCAACAAATCTGTGATATCTCTTTGATATACCCCAAGCAATTGTGCTTGTCATCTCATTAATCACATCCCAAATCTCATGGTCTTTATTTAATTCAGTCACGCGACTTCACCAAATATTCAACAGACTTAAGCATTAAAGATATGTCATCACCAAGTAAACCTAGAGCACGATTATGATTAGAACATAGCAAGCCACGCACCTTGCCAGTTGCATGGTCATGGTCTATGTCAAGAGCTCGTTTACCTTCTGGCTTCTTGCCACAAATGTAGCAGCCACCATTCTGGTCTTCAAGCATTTGTTCATAATCTTCCACAGTAATTCCATACATACGGATGCGGGAGATACGTTGCTCTTCGTAGGTTTTATTTCTGTTTCTCGGCATACTTAGCCCATACCCCACGCTGAACCATTAATGCAATGATGGCATAGTTAGCCATGTCAACAAATGAATCTTCTAAAGATTCATTGTTCGGCTTTATGTTTTTGTATATCAGATTCTTCAAGCGTTCAAGCTTGTCTGACATACGCACCATCAGCCCATTGGTTGCGCCACCTGGCGCATGCCAGATGTTGTATGGACCATAGTCAATTTGTTTCTTAACCAGGATGGCTAAGAGTTCGTCGTATATTTTTTGTGCATCCTCTTCGAATTGCAGGATGGTTGTGTCTTCAGACAACGGAGCCCCTTCTATTCATCCAGTGCATTAATCAACTTAGTTAATGCTTGAGCTCCTTGGTCAACAATTATACTATTAACATCTGAATCAGGGGGTAGCGACACGCGGACGGCTTGAGGTATTGCATCAGATAATCTACGAGCCAAGTCCTGCCCTGGGTTAGACCCATCCTCTTTAATATCATTATCGGTTGCTATAACAACGCGCCCAATTCCGTCAAAACAACGGCTAAAATGAGGCTTCCAAGCATTAACGCCAGCCACAGCGACAGCAGGATGACCAGCAAGGGTAGCAGATATCGCATCTATTTCTCCTTCAACAATTAGAACTTCATGAACAGCATGAAGAATAGCACTAACATTGTATAGGTGGTGCTTCTGACCAGTAGGAATCATATACTTAGGGTCGCCGTTATCAATACGGCGGAACTTAAAACCAACCACACCAGCCTCGGTTATGTATGGTATGGATAGGTGGTGCTTCAATCTCTCTTCATGTCCAGGCGCTGGGTCAACAACATAACCGAGCTTAAATCTTTCAGCGCCATCTAGTATCCCACGCTTCTCAAGGTATGCCTCAGCTGGTGAACCAGCAAGGTTTGCATGGTATGTGTTGGCTGCCTTAGTCCAAAGGTCAATGAGTTTTTGATTGGGTTTCATTTCTTTTCCTGCCTATGCACTACGAATGGAGGAGCAGTATACACATCATTCTTCGCTGCAATCTGCAGCGCTTTCTTCCAGTTTGCACCAGATGCGATAGCACCTATGGCATAGGATGACCCTGAACCTAAACCATAGATGCCATCATCGCGCAAGAAGACTGAGTATGTATCATCTACTTCATAGATGGTTCCATTCACAGCCATTAAAAAAAGAAATTCATATTCATCTGTCTTCTCATCATGAACAAATCCATTATCTCTCAAGCAATCACGCATGCTTGGGATTACAGTTGTAATCATGAAATGGTAAACATCTTTGGTGTTAGTTGGTATAGCTGGTGGTTTCCATATGTGTTGGATTATGTCGCATGGTTGGGTCGTCCCAGCACCAGCAATTAAAAACTTACCACGTTTAGTAATCTTAGTTACGATTGGATGTGAGTAAGGGCGACCCTTCTCGGTTGTAGTTCTACTATCGGCTGCAATTAAGCAGCCGTCTGGTTCTTGAATACCAATGATTGTTGTCATCGAACTGACCGCAATCTAGGGGGAGTCCACCTACTACTCGACTTGCGTCCGCGTGAGGGAGCTGGGCTCTTGGACTCCTTGCCTATATTTTTCTCAGCCCATTGACGAGCGTCTGAGTATGTTAAGTTTTCACGAGCCATGATTATGTGAATACCAGAACCACGACCGTTACACGCATAACATACCCAGACACCCTTGTCTGAATTCACTGAAGCAGATTTGTGAGAGTCATCGTGTATAGGACAGAGTATGGATTTCTCCCCACCAAGTGGTAGGTCTAATCCATAATGACTGAACACTGCTTGCAGGAACTCAGGCTGATTCATTTCTTAATACCAATTCCTTTCCTGATGGAACCTATACGCTTCGCACCAAGTGTCGTAACGATGGAGCACGTAGTCGTGTGCTTCCTGTGTTTGTTTGAGTAATGACCACCCTGGTTTTGCCCATAGTAATTGCCATACTCCACGAGCTCCACTCGATTTGTTGAGTGAGTCCTCGTTGTATCGGCTCTCCTTGTATGCAATCTGAATCGCACACTGAGCCTCGCGTTTGTTGTTTGTGAACTGCGCTATCGCAAACTCCACTCGGTCCCTCTTGTCCGCGATTACGGATAATCGTTTCTCGTAACCGCATAGTTACCTCTTTTCATTTTGTGAAACTCTGTCACAGCTTCACTGATGTCCATTGTAACCTGCCTGTTTTAGCAGATTGACCCAGAGTTCCGCAGGCATTACTGCATACGACTCTGAGATATTAGATGTGCCACGCTTCTTAATTAACACAACGCCAGTTTCTGCATCGGCATGCGTCATCTCATCCTCCAGCTCTCTTAGATACTGGGGAATTCTAATTGCTTTTTCATTCTTACATTCTATAACAACACCATTGATGCCATCAATATCACCGACATCATCATGTCTACCCGCACCGTATGCGCGTTCAGCGCATGGGTAACCCATTGAACGTAGCCACTTAACTACATCACGTTCGTATTGTGAACCTTTGCGCTTGGATGGTGTGGTCATTAGCGTTCAATCGAAATCCAGAATGGTCCAAGGTCTAGATTAAAAGACCATCTATCAATACTAAAGCCTACTGCAAACCTACTAAAGCTATAACCAAAGTGAAACCAAACTGACTTAAATAATCTTACCTCTATCGAGTTAAACTTTTTCATACATAATCCTTTACATAGACTTCTTGAATAATTATATTTCTTTGCCGTCTAATCTGTCTACGCTCCATTGGCGTGGTTCCTCCCCACATTCCATGAGCTTCGTGCCTTACCGCCCATTCCAAACATTCATTCTTAACCACGCAACTATCACATATCTTACGTGAGAACCTGTATATATCTGTGCCACTTCCCTCCTCTTCAGGAAAGAAAAACTCAACACCGATTTCTCTACACAACCCCCTGGTTAGGTCTGGAAACTTCATTACGATTACCCTCTCTCAACAACTTGGTTGTTGCCAATAAGTTTTCAATTGTTATTAAGTAACCCTTGCTTTTATTCGGGGGAATATCACAAGTTATTTCATGACCGAAATTTCTTACTGCGTATCTTAGGCTATTAGTAGGAAGCATGATAACCATGTCCTCTAATACAAACGCCCAGTAATCAGCTTGCGTTACTGATAAACCAGACGGTTCCCAAGATTCGGATTTAAGATACCAGCATTCAACTTCAATGTAAACATTTCCAGTCTTATGCCATTTGCGGTCACGCTTTACTTCAACAGTCTTACCATTGGTTAAGAGTTGTTCAACAAGCTTTTCTCCTTCATGTCCGTAGGAGAAATCTAAATCAAAACTAGACTTTGTTACTTCCATTGGCTCATCGTCCTAGCCCTGAATAGTTCAGTCGATGAGTTGTATAGAGTCATCTTGCTAGCTTCTGCTGCAAGTGTTATGTATTCTTCAGCGTTAGGGTCAGCCTTGCCATGACGATTCTTGACGACGGCTACACGATAAACATTAGCAGCGCTATCCAGCGCCACAGATAAAACTAATTCTGGGAGAGCTGCAACCTTGCCCATCAGAGCTTTACGTGGCGCTGGGTAGTTTGGCTTAGACATCTTCTCGTTCTCCGAAACATGGTGAAGAACAATAAATGCAGTTTCATATTCACGTGCCATATAATGGAATGCAGACATTGCATCACGCAATGCTGTCCACTCGTTGTCGCTTGATGAAGCGACGTTCATTAAGTTATCAACATACACCGCTACAGGTGCAGAACCGTGCAGTTCAATCCACGCTTCAACCTCTTCCTCAATGTCTTGTAATGAGGGCGCTGGGTCAAAGGCAAACCGAACATGTCCTGCACCTTCAGCCAATGCATCTTCAAGAAGAACACTGGCTTCAGTATCCATGATTCTCTCAACGTCAGACACTTCTCTGTCCATGATGATTGCACCTGCACGAGTTGCGATTGTTCGGGAATCAGAGTCCGCTGAGATATATAACGCTGGAACTTTAGAAGCGATGGCATACCACAATGCAAGTAGTGTCTTACCGCCACCTGGCTGACCTGCAATTAAATGCAGCTGAGCCTGACGGAAGGCAACTTGACTAGCGGTAAGAGCGGGGAGCACCTCTGGTAATTGCTTACCAGCAGGTGACTCCACACCCACTACTTGCAATAGTGAACGCATTGTTAGCCTTTAGTCCAGATAGTTTCTGCTTCGGCAACGCCAGGCTTAAATGGCTTTGGTCCCTTGGCTGGGTCAAACCAACCAACGTAAGCCTTGCCTGCCTTTGATACGCCCTTCTTCTTAGCGTATTTGCCTCGACCGTCTGGTAGGTCTGGAGCATCTGGATGTCCATATGTCCATTCGTTACCATACTTATCTTTGACTACCTCAATTGATTGAGGTGATGACGACACTGGCTGAGGATTCATGCCAGCATCTTGGAGAGCCTGAATAGCTTGCTCCATATTAGGTGCGTAAGCACCACCAGTTGGTCGGTTAACTAGCAACGCTTGCAAACTTTGCGCTTCGTTGATTGCCTCAACTGCTGCCATTAGGTTTGCTTTGAATTCAGCAACTGTTTGACCGCGAACGGTAAACAAGTCCTGTCCATTCAGTTTGCCAGTGTATGAGAACGTAGATTCAGTCATCTAGTTCTTCTCCTTTTCTTTCCCCTTTGTAGGTATTTGTAGTGGGAAATCTTTGCTGCCCATTGCTGGACACTTTTCTTGGAATGAACACATCTTACAGTTTTCCCCAACAGATGGTGGGAACCAACCGCTAGACACGGAGTCATTCATTGCACCAAATACATAATCAAAATAATCCATGCTTAGGTGAGATAAGTCAAAGAGGTCATCGAGTTGACCTTGGCGTGTCATAAAGAAAGCGCCCCACTTAGGGCGAATGCCATACATCTTTTCAATACCGCTGGCATACAAGCCAGCTTGAATCATACCAAACGGTGTCCTAGCACCAGTCTTGAAATCTACAATTACCAAATCTTCCCCCACTTGGTAAACGATATCAATGACAAAGCGGACAGGTGTGCCTCCGAAATGCACACTTGCATCCCACTCGATGCCAGGACGACCGTCAGGCATGGTTGCGATTTTCCAACCAGACTGAGCATACCATTTCTGGTAACCCTCAACCTGCTTAAGTCCATCGCTCTGCCAGAACGCTAGGTCTTCCCCATCAGGACGAGCAGCTGTCTTGCGACCTGCTGTCTTCCATTCAGTGCTAGGAATCCCTGACTGTTCTTCAGTAATCTTAACAGATTCGTTAAATACGTCAAGCCATTTCTCAGTTAAATTCATCGCCATCATTCTCTCTCGGTATGTAGTCTGGATTATCAATAGGTGTAGGTGTAGTCATCGGCGACCCACATGTGGCACAGAATGAATCAGTGAACCACATAACCAGTTCATAGTCTTGGAAGATGGCACGGACGATTTGAATATTAGAACCACAGTTAATACACTCATTGCTGGGTATTCCCCGCTGGTCAATTAGATTCTTGTTGGGTTCTGTAGAGCTCATGGTTCAGCCATTCCAGCATGGAATGGACTGCGGAACCAGCAGCAAGATATACTGCGGGCTTCTCTGGAACCATAGCCACTTTGCTGAGGTAGTATTTTTGTGGACA